TTAACGTAAATGCACCTCCTTGATTATAACAGATGGAGTTTTGCCGCGTCCCCGATAATAATCACTCGGAACATCGACCACGATGGTTTCGAATAACTCATTGATAAAACTTTTCTTTTCATAGTCATTAGCAGTTTCCCATAACGTTGAGATATTTTTCACTATGCTAAGAACGGATTTTAAATCTAACGTAACTGCTTTTTTGCTTAGTTGTTCAAGTTGCTCTTTTATTAGCGCTTCCTTTTTTGAGTCCTCAACCGTCATTTCTTTATACTCTTCTTGTGTAATCGTGCCGTTTCCCAGCGCTAATAACCAGTTTCTTTTTCTCGTTTTGATTGCTGCTAATTCCTTTTCAAGTTCGGCAATTAACACTGTATGATCCTCGTTTTCGGTTTTGATTTCAACGTTTCGTATTAGATTCAAAAACTTGTTTGGATCGTTTGGGGATAGATTTTCTAGAAACACTTGTGTTAATGCGCGTTCTGTAAATATCGGAAGGTCACATGTTCCTTTATTTTTTTTAGCGATACAGATATAATGTTTCGACCCTCTCTCTTTCTTATAATAGCCAGACAGTGCTGAACCGCAACGAGCACATCTCAATACCCCACTGAAAGGATAAGGTGACGTTGCTTTTTTTCCTTCCTGGCTTCGTTGTTTACGGAGTTTTTGGGCCTTATCAAAAGTCTCAATATCAACAATTGGTGGGTGAGTAATGTCCTCTGAAATGATTTCACTCATTTTTGAGTTTTTCCCCCAGCGAAGTTTTCCGCAATAGACAGGATTTTCGAGCATTCGTGATACTGTGCGAATGTCCTTGTCTACACCAAATTGCTGCAAGTATAGAACAATCTGACGAATACCTTTTCCTGAAATGTACATACGAAACATTTCACGTACTAAACGTGCTTCTTCTTCGTTTATAACCAACTTCCCATCCTCAATGTTGTATCCAAAAGGAGCCTTTCCACCATTACGTTCTCCTAATGTTGCCTTTTTTGTCATGTTGATGATTACGCGTTCAGAAATCGTTTCTCGTTCCCATTGAGCAATTGCAGCAACGAGCGTAATCAAGAAGCGACCCATCGCTGTTGTTGTATCAAAAGGCTCTGTTACTGAGCGAATACCGATACTATATTTATCAAAAAGTTTGAGAAGCTTATCTAAGTCACCGACAGACCGCACAAGTCGATCCAGTTTATAAAATACAACGACATCGAATTTTCTTTCTTTCGTGTCTTCAATAAGTCGTTGCATAGCCGGACGTTTTAAATCTTTTGCGCTGTATCCGTCATCTATATAAAAATCGCAAACTTCCCATCTTTGCGACTTAACAAAATTAATGACGGAGTCTTTTTGAGATTCGATACTGTATCCTTCTCTTGCTTGTTCGTCTGTACTCACTCGAACATAAATGGCGACTTTCAATGTTATTACCCTCCTATTACACAAACAGGCGGGAATGCCCGCCTCGTGTTAAATCTCTAGCGCTAGAAATTTAATACAACTTTCTTTAACTTGCCTATAATCCTTACATCTTTCATATCATTTCTATTGAGAATAATAGGCTTGTACATTGGATTCTCGCTTTGTAGAATAATCGTGCCGTTTGTTTTATACACGCGTTTCAAAACAATTTCGTCGTCAATGAGGACGGCAGCAATCTCCCCATTTTCCACATCATCTTGCCTTCGGATGAGCAACAGGTCGCCGTCCATGATTCGAGCGTTTATCATACTGTCGCCTTTCGCCCGAAGAAAGAAATATTCCCCACCATTCAGCCAGCTCGTTGGCACTTCTTCATACCCCTCAATCTCTTGGTATGCCAGCACGCCATTTCCACAGCTCACCGCCCCGACAATCGGGAGTTTGGTGAAGGCTAAATTTACTGTTTTTAAAACAGTTTCTTTCTTAGAAGGAAAGAAATCATCAATACTTACGTTAAAAATCTCTGACAACTTAAAAAGTATATCTTGATTAGCTTTCCTTTCTCCGGTTTCATATCTACTTACAGTTTGCTTGGTTGTACCCAATAAGTCCGCTAATTCTTCTTGACTCATACCACGTTTTAAACGAAATTCTTTTATTTTCTCTCCTACATATCTTTGTAGACTCATTAAAATCCCACCTCCTTTCTAATAATCTAATAGAATATTAGCACAAAAGTAACCGTTTCGGAACAAAAATATAAAAAAAACAACAAAAAATTCTTTACAAGTAACCGAAACGGTGATAATATAACAATCAGAAGGAGGTGATAAGATGCAAGAAAAACTAATTATCCTTCGTAAGAAGCGAGGAGTAACACAAAAACAACTTGCTGAATATCTAGGAATCACCGAAAAAACATATGGATTAAAAGAACGTGGCGAGTTTCAGTTTACTTTAGAAGAAATGTTCAAACTACGAGACTTCTTTGGTAAAAGAATAGAAGATATTTTTTTACCCCGTAGTAACCAAAATGGTGACAAAACCGCATAAAGGAGGATGCGAATGAATCGAACTGTTAGCGCTCCATTGCGAAAGAAGCTTGTCGATCAGTTTGTTGAACATTTAGGCTGGACCGTCGATGAGGCAGAAAACTTCATCGAACGGTCTGATCGAAGGGAATTGGCTTTTGTGATTGCAATGATACAAATTCAAATCAAATATCAATGCCGTGTTCTTTGAGCTTTTTTACAAGTTCTTGGTGATAAATTTTCAAGGCTTCAATTGTAATGTACAAACTAAATTCTTGCATTAACTTTGCTGCTTTTACTTCTTGTGCAAGTTCAAAATCGTCGTGTTCGAGCTTTTTGTCTACATGTTCTTTGTTAGCAATGATGTCAGCCATTTTAGAAATGGTCGTTCTTAATGCAAGTTGTGAAATGCTATCAAAATCCAATTCTTCTCCCTCCTTTCTGTATTATCGTTTCGCTAAAAAAGGGAGAAAAACCTTCAATTAAATAAAGGAGGAACAAAATGAACCAACTAGTCTTTATTGAAAACAATCGAGTGGTAACTGACAGCTTAACGGTTGCGGAAGTGTTTGGGAAAGAACATAAACATGTAGTTCGTGACATTGAAGTGCAAATCAGCAAGTTGCATGAAGCTAAGGAACATGAATTCGTGAAGTCCAACTTTGGACTTGAGATTTTTAAAGCTAAAAACAACAAGGAGGCTAAAAAATACCTTCTCACCGAAGAGGCGTTCACGTTGGTAGCGATGTCGTACACAACACCAGAGGCAATGAAAATGAAGGTGCGGTTCATTGAGGAGTTTAAGCGTATGCGAGCAGAGCTGGAGAAGCAGAAACAGCCGTTCAAGCTACCAACGACGTACAAAGAAGCGCTATTGCAGTTGGTTGAGCAAGTGGAGCGAAACGAACAGCTGCAACTGCAAAACGCACAAAAAGACCAAATCATCAAAGAATTGCAGCCGAAAGCAACTTATTACGATTTAATCCTACAAAACAAATCGCTCATTTCTATTAGCAAAATCGCAAAGGACTACGGAATGAGCGCGATGAAAATGAACCAACTGTTGCATGAACTCGGTATCCAGTACAAGCAAGGCGACTGCTGGTTACTTTACTCCAAGTACCAAGACAAAGGATACACGCAAAGCAAGACGCACACGATTGATTCAGAAACAAGCAAAATGCACACGTATTGGACACAAAAAGGACGATTGTTCATCTACGAAATGCTGAAAAACAAACTTGGCATTCTTCCTCTTATCGAGAGGGACGAGCAAACAGCGTGAAAGGGGGTGAGGGGGATGAAAGACATGATTAAACTTCCGAATGAAACGCTCACAAAAGCAAAAGAACTTTTGCAATTTGTCTATGAAAAAGGATGGGACGAAGAAGACCTTTACGTTATCGCAAAAATCATCATCGCCCATTATGAAGAGTAAAAGTTCTATTTACTACCATAAAACTCCTTTAAGGCTTGTCCTTTGTTTTCTGCAATAACCGTTTTGTTGTAATTTACTGCTTCTTCAAATGCAGCGACGTATAGTTTTAGTTTTTCTTTCGCAATAGCTTCTGGAGAGTCGCCATTTGTTGCGACTGAGCTAATAACAGCTAAAGCAAATTTTTCAGGGTCTATGTTTTTTAACACGGTTTCACCTCCTTTCATCGAGTCAATTCGACAGGGAGGAGGAAAAACCTTCAATGAAATAACGGACAATCGGTAACACATACACATAGTAGCAGGGGAGGTGATCAGGTGATAAAAATTCCTGCTGAAAAATTGGCAAATGCAGTCATTAAACATTTGCTTCCTGGTCTAATTCGTCATCTTTCAGAACAAAAGAAGGAGGTGACAGAACATAAAAATAATCAAGAGTTTAAGGAGTGATAGCGATGAAAATATCTAACGTAACCGTGGACGTGTTGCCTAGTGAATTGAAGGAAATGTTGTCTGAAACACTCTTCATATGGGCGCAATTTATCGAATATGAAACAATCGATTCCAATGTATATGTTGTTAGCTTTGTAGATCTGAAGGAAGAAGAGATGGTCGAACTGGTTTTTGAGAACGGGAAAGTGACACACAAAGACTCGATTTCACTTGAATCTATTGAGAAAGCGATGAAACTGTATCCAGAGGCATTCGGGTTCGGGAAGGGGACGGAACAATGAACGTATTAGAAAAAGACCGCCAGTTGGCGGAAAAGCTGGTCAACTTCGGTGCATTATGTTTACTCCAAGCGCGTTTGGAATTAATACACGCTTGCTTTGACGAAGCAGAGAAATGGGCGGAGGAATTCCTCCGTTGCAAACGTGACTTGGACGAGCTGGTCAAACGGAAAGAACGGCATGACGAACTGGTGCGGATCGTTGAAACACTGCGTGAAAAAGGAATTGATATTGCGGTTGTCGCGAGAAAGGGGAATGAGTGATGTTCCGACCAAACTATGCTAATCCATCCATTTACGAGTATCAAAGATTGCTAGATGAAGAGGCTTGGTTGCTTCAAGTTGCAGAGTTTTGCGAAGTGCAAGGATTACATGAAGATGCACGTGGTGTTCGTCAGATGAAAAAATTCGTTTCTATTCGTCGCAAGTGTATGAAAGCAGCATTGCGACAAAAAGAAAAAACGGCCAGCGCGACAACGCTAGCCTGAAAATCATACGCACATCTATTGTACAACACACCCATACGGCAGGTCTAGTGCCTGTCGTCATGGCTGGGAGCAAACAGGGTTCTCCCCCACCCATTAAGTTTGTTCCTGGTCATGACGATGTGCACTAGCACATCTACTACATACTATGCGAAAGGAGGTGAGGGCATGACGCGAGAGGAGAAAAGAAAAATCAGATTACAAATCATTAGACTTCTTGATCGTTGTGATGAATGCAAGCATAGAACGGAATTGGGCGCATCAATAACGGTGTGCAAGGTGTGTCCAATCGGAAAAAAGATGGTTGAGATTTCTTCAAAATTCGAAAACATACCAAAACAACTTGAGTATTTAGACGGGAAACCACTCCGAACGCCTTGGGAAGAGACAGAAGAACAATTTATTATCGAAAATCACGACAAAATGTCGTACAAGGAAATAGCTGCTGAATTGGGCAGAGCACCAACTTCAGTACAATCGAAAATTAAAAAAATGAGGCGTGCAGGCCTCGTTCCTCGAGTGACGACAAAAGTATAAAAGGAGGTGCGATCATAATGTCACATACAAAACACTGGGGTATCGACGCGCTAGGGGATGAAATTTTTGAAGGAGATACCGTTTTTGAATTTACCAACGGAGATATCGTGTTAGCCGAAAATGTTCATGAATACATCATGCGTGTATTTGATGCAAAAGAACTAGTGGCGAAATAAAAAAAGCTTCGCCGGACGATCGGCAAAGCACTCCACATCACACACAATCTTATTTTATCACACGGGAGTGCGATATGACAGAAAAGACAATCGAAAACCAAATCAAACGGTACTTAGATCGACTGGGCGTTTGGTACATGAAAGTTCATGGATCAATGTACCAAAAGGCTGGAGTTCCAGACATCATAGCGTGTGTAAATGGCGTTTTTGTAGGGATCGAAGTAAAACGGCCAGGTGGAATTGTTTCGCCGTTACAACAACTCAATATCGATGACATTAACAGAAGTGGAGGTTATGCGTTTGTCGCTTACAGCGTCGAAGATGTACAAAGAAAGATTGCAGAATTACGACATGCTTTACAACTATCAAAAAGACGTCTTAAACAAGAGTAAACCTGACTGGTTATATGCATTAGATACAGGAACGGGAAAGACCATTCTCTCGATTCATCATTATTTAAAGCATTATCAAGGCGAACCGTTACTGATTGTTCAACCGCCTGCGAAATTGCGTGAAGGTGGATGGAGTAGAGAAATTCAACGTGTGGCAGATTACTACAACATTGCGATCACATATAACGAACTGTCATACGGAAAAATCGCAAAAGATTGGCATTTATACAAAGGGTACTTCGTCATTTTTGATGAGTGCCACTATATCAAGAATGTATCAAGCCAACGAGGAAAAGCTGCGTTGTCCCTAACGAAGTTATCAACCCACTTCGTGTTGTTATCGGCCACTCCATCTAGCAATGGCTGGATAGATACAATCAATTACTTTTTGATGTTTCACTTTTACAAAAACAAAACCGAGTTTTTAAAGCGCCATGCGATTTATGAAACAAAGCATTTCGGTGATCGGTCTGTCAAAGTCATTAGTGGCTGGAAAGAGCAACAACATTTAAAACGGTTGTATCAAAGTATTTCAACGAAACTATCAAAAGAACAATGCCTTGACTTACCGCCATTGGTATTTGAAGATGTGCATTTCCAACCATCGAAAGAGTATAGAGTCATTCAAAAAGACCGGGTATTAGAAACAAATGAAGGGAAAATTGCTTTCGATACCATCATGAAGCTGCAGCATGGGCTTAGGCTTTATGCTAACCAAAAGGACAAGCTAGCCTACACCGAGATGTTAGCTGAAAGCACTGAGGAGAACATCGTCATTTTCTACTACTACCAGCACGAAAAAGACCAACTTGCCCAATTGTTGCAAAAAACAAAAACCATCTATGAAGTAAGTGGTAAAGTGAACAAACTTCCCGATCAAGGAGAGTGGTCAAGTCTAAAAAATACCGTTACTTTTGTTCAATACCAAGCGGGCGCAGCTGGAATTGAACTGCAATATGCCAACATTGTAATTTTCTATACGCCAACATACAGCTATCAAGACTATGACCAAGCGTTAGGACGGTGCTATCGGAATGGCCAAACCAAAAAGGTAACGGTCTATCGATATATCACCAAGAACAGCATTGAAGAAGCTGTATATGAGGCGCTTGCTGAAAAGAAAGACTTTACGGAAGAACTATTTAAAAACTTTATAGGAGCGTGAGAGAATGTTTGGTCAAAAAGATATGAATGTCGTTCAACATCGCGATAAATGGGTCGGTGGATCCGACGTTCCAGCCATCCTGGGGATTAGCAAATACAAGACGCAATTTCAGTTAGCAAAAGAAAAAACAGGCATTGAGCCGTCGGACTTCAAAGGAAATGAGTATACAGCATATGGGAACGCATTGGAACCGCAAATTCGCGAGTATATTAATGCGATTAACGAAACAAATTTTCAACCGGCAACAAAAACAGATGTAGAGCGCGGCATTCGTTCGAATACAGACGGATATGACCCAGAAAATCAACTAATCTTAGAGATCAAAACACATGGTAAAACGCCAGACATTCGTTCATATGAAGCGCAAATGCAACTGTATATGTATCAGTTTGATGTTCAATATGGCTGGTTAGCTCTTTATGAACGTCCAGACAATTTTGATGCAGAATTCGATGCGGATCGATTACAAATCAAAGTCGTTCATCGTGACAATCAATATGTACAACATATTTTAGATGCGATTGAAACGTTCTGGATTCGTTGCGAATATCTCAAAGAAAAGCCGGATATGACCGAACAAGAGTTTATGTCCGTCGGTCAAAATGAATTGACTATCGTCGCGCAACAAGTTGAAAAACTAGAATTGCAGCTTGCTAGCTTCAAAAAGCTAGAGGAGCAATATAAAGCGATGAAAGACAAGCTGTATCAACTCATGGAAGAATACGACGTAAAAAAATGGGAAACCGACCGCATTGTGATTACACGCGTGCTCCCTGGTAAACGCGAGTCGTTTGACAGCACACGCTTTAAAAAAGAGTATCCGGAGCTCGCGCAGCAATATATCAAAATCAGCCCAACGGCTGGCAGTGTTCGAATCAAACTGAAGGAGGCAAATTAAGATGGGCTTACTACCAAAAAACCAACCAAAGAAAACGGTTGATACACCGCGCAACTTCTTTATCTGGGGGCAAACGATGCACGGGAAGTCATATTTGGCTTCCCAGTTCCCAAACCCGGTCATTTTCAACACAGATGGGAACGCGGATCAAATTGAGACGCCAAGCGTCAATCTAAAAAACGAGCGCGATCCAAAAACAGGACAAATCAGCTTTAGCGTCATCGATCAGTTGAACGAACTGATTAAAGAACTAGAAACAACAGACCACGGTTTCGAAACAGTTGTCATTGACGTGATTGACGATGTAGTTACTTTGATTGAACAAGCGATTTGTGAAGAACACGGCGTGCAATACATCGGTGACATTCCATACGGAAAAGGGTTTGGAATTTTTAAATCGATTTTTACTGCGCTGGTTGTCAAACTAAAAGCATTGCCGATGAACGTCATTTATATCTCACGTTACGCAACAGTTACTGAAAACAATATTGAAAAGCCAATACCGTCACTAAGCGTCAAACACTTGAACACGGTCAATGGTAACTGCGATATGAATATCTTGTGTCAAAAAATCGGAAAAAACTACATTCGTCGTGCTGTCGATCGTCGAAAAGCATATCAGCGCGAATGGATTCAAGACGAACGAATTTTAGCCATCCTTGACACAGTGATCGGCGCTTTTGATAAACCAACACAAACAAGCAAAGAAGAAGCAAAGAAGATTGTGGAACAGTTAGAAAAAGCAGAGGAACAAGCAATGCAAGCAGCAAGTGAAGCAGAACCAGACACGCAAACCGAGGCGAAAGCAGAAGAAACGAAACAAGCGCCTAAACCGCGTACAGCTGCACCGCGTCCGCCGAGAGTAAAATAACTACTTTAACTAATTAACAAGATAAACAGGAGGTAATGAGTAATGAACTTAAAAGAATTAGCTCAAAAAATGTTAGAAGAGGGATTCAACCCGCACCAAACGAACGTGGACGACAATGGTTACGATAACCTTCCAGATGGCATTTACGATGCCATCTTGGAAGATGTGCAATTCCGCGTGAATGAAAAGGGAACGGAATGGCTATCGCTTACGTTTACGATCATCAACGAAGGGTACGAAAACCGCAAGTATTTCGCAAACTATTGGCTGACTGAAAAACAATTGGAGCAAAACATCAAAAAGCTTTGGGGACATGCAGCGCAAGTGTTTAACGTGGAATTAACGGTCGATGACATCGCCAATATTGAAACAGCCGTTGTTGAAAAACTTCAAGAAGCGCTAGGTACGCAAGTGGAGTTAGAGCTTAAAACAAGTCGCTATAAAGATAAGCGTACAGGGGAGATGAAAGAGTTTCAAAACTTCAAACTATCATCAGGCGTACCATTTTAATGGTGATGTAAATGTTCACATTTTACGATATCGAAGTGTTTCGACACGATTGGATGGTGGTCCTCCTAACCGAGGACCGCATCATCCGCATTCATAACGATACCAATAAGCTTCGCAACAGCTTATCTACATCTAGCATATTAGTCGGGTATAACAATTATGCCTATGATGACATTATCTTATCTGGGTTGCTTACTGGGAAAGATCCATATGAATTATCACAAAAGTTAATTCGTGGCGAAAAAGTAAACGCCACACTCGGCTATCTCACATTAGATGCCATGCAAGAAATTAACGGGTTGTCATTAAAAGAAGTCCAAGCAAACATGGGACTTGATATTCAAGAAACGCCAATTGATTTTGATATCGATCGGCCACTAACAAAAGAAGAAGTGGAACAAGTTTTTCGATATTGTGAAAACGACGTAAAAACAACTAAAAAGGTGTTCGAATTACGTGAAGATTACTTTACCAGCAAGTTTGAAATCGTTGATTCCTTTAAATTGCCGGTAACAGCAGTAAAAAAAACGAGAGCCAATTTGTCTGCTGCTGTTTTAAAAGTGAAACCAAGGAAATTGCCTCGAGATCGTTTGCACCTAGAATTTGATCGCCGTCTTAACTTAAATGAATTGCCGCGCGAAGTGGTCGCTTTTTATGAAAACATCAAGAAACGATACATACAAGGAGAAGAGCACGACGCGCTGGAAAAAGAAAAGCTAGAAATCAAGATTGCTGGTATGAAGCATACGTTTGGCTTTGGGGGTGTACATGGGGCGATTGAAAATTATCGGCACACAGGTCGGATGATGCAAATTGACGTTTCGTCTTACTTTCCATCGCTGATGATCAATAATCAATTTATTAGTCGACAAGCTGAAAGCCCAGAACTTTTCACACGCATTTATGAACAACGGTTAAAACTGAAGAAACAGAACGACCGAAAACACGAAATCTATAAGATTGTGCTGAACAGTGCCTTTGGCGCAATGAAATCGGAGTACAATCCATTGTTTGACCCGAAGCAATTTAACAATGTGACAATGAATGGGCAGCTGATTTTAACACATCTTATTTTACTTCTTGAGCCGTTTGCACAATTGATCCAGTCGAATACAGATGGAATCATTATCGCTTACGAAGACGGCATGAAAGATATGATTTTAGAAGTTATTCGACGCTTTAGTGAACATTATCAATTAGCACTAAATGTTGACGATATATACAAAATTGCACAACGGGATGTGAATAATTACGTCGTGCAATATGCTGATGGAGCCATCAAAGCGAAAGGACGAATGGCCAAATTCCAGGGCGGAGATTGGGAACGAAACAGCCTTCATATCATCGACAAAGCGCTAGTGGATTTTTATATACACGGCATCCCCATTCAAAAAACAGTCATCGAGGCGTGGAAAAACAATCAGCTTGATTTATTTCAAGTGGTGGCGAAAGCAGGCAAGTTTGACGGAATGGCTCATGAAGTGGATGGGAAAATGATCAAGCTTCAGAAAGTCAGTCGTATTTTTGCGACCAACCAATTTCATTACGGCGGTGTGTATAAAGTCCGTGACCATAAATACTACAAAGTACCTAACACAAGCGAGCACAGCTTCGTTTGGAATGATGAGTTAAGCAAAATGAACAAAAAGCTCATTGATATCAACTACTACATTAAGCTTGTGCAAAGCAATGTATTTTAGGGAGGTTGTCATATGAACGTTCAAATTACGTTGTCAAACGGTGAAAAAAGTGCGCGTTTAAAGATCGAAAATTTTCCAGTTGAATCATTTGAACGCTTATTGAACAAAACGCTCGGTTTTTTAGAACTTCTCGATCATGGAAGCAAAAAGAAAGAAGTATCCACTAAACCAAAAATCGAGATTAAAAATTTCCAAACAGCCGAAATCAAGATGGAACCAATGGAAGACGTGCTTTCGTTACTTCCAGAGCAATTGCGCGACTGGTATCGAGAGCAAGAACAAAAAGCAGCGCAAGAAGGAAAGCCTACATTTCATCTTACAGGCATTAAAGTAAAAGACGGCATTCCTCACTATAAAGTATTTTATGAATGCCCGAATTGCGGTTTTAAAGGGATACGATACGAAAAAGAAGGCGTAAAAGAAGTAGAGTGTTATCAATGCGCAGCGCCTGTCGATGTGTTCCCGACGAAAGGCGAATTTCCGAAACGGGATAAGTTTAATAACTATTTTACGAGTGCAAGGGAGGAGTAAGAAATGACGAAACCAAACTTCTTGGAGCATTTTGAAGAAACAGTTTCAAACGCAAAGGAACGTCTTGAAAATCTAATCGAGAGTGCAAAGAGATATGGGCTTGATAATTTCATGGCAGGTTTAGCAACTGCGGTTGAAATACTTGAAGAGGAAGAGGTTGAGAAACTCGAAAAGATGTTCCAAATGCAACAAGCGTTAGATGAACGCATCATTGAAGAACGAAATATTGATAAAACACTCGATGAATGGGTAGTTGCTATTACAATTGCGATGGAAAGCGAAATCGATGAAATTCGTCGCGAAGTGAACTGGAAATGGTGGAAACAAGAAAAGGAAATTGATTTAGAACGATTGCAAGAAGAAGTCATCGACCTGTGGCATTTTCTATTATCCTTGTCACGCATGGTCGGGTTAACACCAGAAACGATTTTTGAGAGATATATGCAGAAAAACGCAATCAATCATAAGCGTCAAGATGGTGGTTATTAATGAAGCGCAAACAAGAAAGGGAGAAAATTACTTCTCCCTTTCACCCAGACATCATGGCAGCGTGGAATAAAGGATTTGAAGCAGGAGCAAAACGGCAAAACGAGTTAGACACAAAAATCATGCTCGAGTGGCTGGAATCATTAGAAGAAATTGCAGGAATCGGTCCGAAAACCGCACAAAAGATTCGAGAGCATTGTCTCGCGTTTATTCAATCAAAGCACCAAGGCAGGTGACAAGATGATTAAATACATCGAGTTAGATGGGAAAGTACCGAAACATTCGCTCGATATTTTTAGCACGACACACGAACATTATCACGATGCCGCCGTCTTGCTCAACAATTCGATCGTGGTTGTTGATTTTGATGAACGAAACGAGGCGATTGAGAAACTCTTTCGCCTCTTCCCTACTTTACGAGTGGAAACCAGCCGCGGTTGCCATTTGTATTACCAAAAGCCGAAAGGTGTCTTAATTAAAAACTGGACAGGAAAATTGACGGTCGCTGGCATGACAATAGACTACAAGACAGGGAAAAAGTCTATGGCTGTCATTAAACAAAATGGTAAATTGCGACGGATGCAAAATGAGCATTTTTTAAACGATTTGAGCGCGCTTCCAATGCTTCCAGTCTATTTATACCCGATGCACTTAAAACACGTATTAATGGGGCTTGTAGAGCACCAAGGACGCAACTCTGCGTTATTTACACACTTACTCACCGCGAAAGAAATGTATGAATTAGACGATACGTTTATCGAGGAATTGGCTCATTTTATTGATGAACTTGTATTTGGCGAACCTTTGGGAAAAGAACTTATCCATGTCATTGAGTCCGTTAACCAAACATACGACAAAAAGAAAAAAGGACAAGCTGTTCAATTTTTGAACGAAAAAGATATTGTCATGACAAGTGAAGTACTTGTTCAACGCCTGGATATTAAATACTACCAGCAAAAGCTGTATTTTAAACAAGACGATCATTATGTACACAATGACAATAAACTGCTACGCGAAATTGATAAGCTGATTAAACTAAAACCAAACCAGCATAAACAACTGATTGAACTATTTAAAATCAAATCCGAATACATTGAAGAACAAGACTTTCCGATTAAGCTTCCAGGAGGCTATATTATTGACGACGGAGAAGTTATTGAAGCAGATTATGGGTTTACTCCCTATTACTTAAATGTGCAATACCAAGAAGATGCATATGACGAGCATGTGGATCAATTTTTAGACTTTTTCACAATGAACCGAAAAGACTTGCGTATGGTCATTGAAGAAATGTTTGGCCATATTTTGATGACTCATTCCTTTCCGCACGTCGTCTTTTTCTTTCAAGGACATAAAGGAAATAACGGAAAAAGTACATTTTTGAAAATGATTAATGCATTTGCTGGCGATTTAGCGTCACAACTCACGTTAAATGACTTTAACGATGCAACCAGCGTGGCATTTTTAGAAGGGAAGCTCGTGAATATCGGTGATGATATCGACGCAAGTTATATGGAACAGTCCAAAAACTTTAAAACACTCGCTTCCGGCGACCCCATTATGGTTCGCCCTATTTACCAACAGCCGTTCAAGTTGAAAAACCGAGCGACGCTTATTTTTACATGTAATGACATGCCGACATTCAAAGATAAATCAGGTGGGATTGCCAGACGCGTCGTTGTCATCCCTTGTGACAATCATGTAAAACGTCGCGACCTTGATTTAGATCAAAAGTTATCAACGCCGAATGCAAAAAGTTATATTTTGCGCCTTGCACTTGAAGGTATTCAGCGAATCAAAGCGAATGGCGGCAAATTAACCGATAGCTTAACGATTCAAGCAAAAACGAAAGAATACTTTATTGCAAGTGATAGTGTACTAGCGTTCGAGAGCGAAAATCAGCACTTGATTTTGAATCGTCCAGCAAAAGATGTATATCACGCTTATGTTGCCTTTTGTTTCGAAAATGGTTTACGTGAAGTGGGGAAGGTTGAATTTGGACGGAGATTGGCGAATGTTGGGTATGAAACTAAAGTTAGAAAAATCAATGGCAAACCGATTCGATACTATCAAAAGGTTACAGATATGGTTACAGATCAATGAAACATCTGTAACCTTTCATTCCTTTTAAAAACATTGATATTTCAACATTTCTGAACGCTTTTACATAAAATGGGGTTACACTTCCAAAATTTATCTGTAACCTTTATAATTATTGATATATCAATATTTTTTCTTATTTTTTTATTAAGGTTACAGATAAATAGTCAAATAAACTTTTAAAAAAATATAACTTCAAAAATAGAAGATAAAAAAATAAAAAGTTTTTCTGAGGATAATCTGTAACCTATGAAATAAACATCTCAAACTATTGATATATCAACGTTTTTGAGGGTTACAGATGATTTTTAAAACATCTGTAACCACTCACACATAACACAGGAGGCATTGATGGATGAGCTCTTACGTGAATATAAACAAACGTTGAAGCAAACAAAAAAATTACTCGAACACGCACCAGAACAAGATAAAAAGATAATTAGAGGAATAATTTCGAACCTTGAATTCACGATTGAATGGCTCACAACCGGACGACGACCTGGTCATAAACGAGGCATCGAGCGACGCGCGGCTTATCAACGTGAAAAATTATTTGACCCATTACTCATGCAAAAATTTTTCCGTTCGAGTGAGCCAGTTTATGAGTGGGACGATCACGAAAGGGAAAGTGTCATTACGAGCTGGGATCAGGAACGCATTGAGGACGCTTTGTCGGTGCTCACCGAACGAGAACGAGAAGTGTATCTCATGTCGCGAGGATATTGCTTAACATATAGCGAAATTGCGAATTATCTTTGTATCTCTTCAAGTAGTGTCCAAACGATGATTGAACGCGCTGAAAGAAAAATAAAAAAACGCATAAACGAAAGCCTCTTCTGTATGTGCGGATGAGGCTTTTTTTGTCGTGTAAATGCCACTAATAAGTAGAACGACGTTTTCCTCCTTTCATGAGTGCCTAGTCAAACGCTAGGCACTTATTTTATGTATGGGGTGATGAGGATGTATAAATTACGCGATCATTTATCGGATGATGAAATAAAAAAATTAAAGGCGAAGAAGAAAAAAGATAAATTGTCCATGCGTGATGTGATGGAGTTAATGGGCGTTCGCCGAGACACGTACAAGCGGGTGCGTGGGGCGATTCGAAGGAAGTGAGGAGGTAGGTGAGTGTGCAATATGATTTATAAGAAGCCGAAGTTTCTGATATGGAACAAGAAATTTGATATACCTAAAGAAAAGCAAACGGAAATGATTATAGATGCTATTGCAGTGATAATCAGCAAAGATATATTGTGCCCATTAAGAAAGAGAGCGGCTAACTTATTATTAAAAGCTCTTTTACCAGGCTACACAGAGATTATTGAAGATTGTGCGGTTGTTGTAAATAGAAACGACCCGTTGGTCATTAAATGGGCAAAAGAAGTTAAAAAGAGAGATGGTTATAAATGTGTTAAATGCGGTTCAACAAAGAAATTACACGCCCATCATATTAGTCAGTGGTCGGATGATCCAGTAAACAGAATCAATATTGATAATGGAGTCACTTTGTGTAGCGAGTGTCACGCCAAAGAACACGAAGATATTGCTCATCTGATACTCAGCTAGGAAGGCGGTGGGATAGGATGAGCGGAAGAAAATCTTTGTGGGAAGAGTTGGAGATGGATGAAAAATTAATTCTTGTTGAAGGTTGGGCTAGAGATGGTTTAACGGATGAGCAAATTTATTCCAATTTAGGCGTGAGTAAAGATACATTTTACAGATGGAAGAAGAAAAAAAGCGAATTTAGAGAGGCCTTAAAAAGAGGAAAAGAAGTCGTTGATCGCATGGTGGAAAACGCCTTATTGAAAGCGGCACTTGGATATGAGTATGAGGAAGAAGTCGTCGATAACAAAGGGCGTAAACATACGGTGCGGAAGTATGAAAAACCAAACACCACAGCGCTTATCTTTTGGCTAAAAAACCGCAAGCCGGAACAATGGCGTGATAGACAAGAACACAAGATCGACGCGAATTTCGGTGTTCAAATTATCGACGATGTTGGTGGAACTGATGAAGAAGATTAGATTGTCTGAAGTGTTTACGCCAACGTTTCAAAAAGTATGGGCGCTGGTAAAAGAACAGCGTTATTTGCGATACGTGTTGAAAGGCGGCCGCGCTAGTGCGAAATCGACGCACATCGCAATGATGGTGTTATTGCTAGTGATGCGCTTCCCAGTGACGGCTTTGGTCGTTCGGAGAGTCGGAAACACGCTCGCTGATTCGGTGTTGGAACAGCTGAAAGAAGCGATGGAAATACTAGGTGTCACCGAGTATTTTCAAATCACCGTGAACCCAATGCGGATTACGTATTTACCGAGAGGAAACCGCATTTTGTTCCGCGGTGCTGACGACCCGCAAAAAATCAAATCGATTAAAGCGTCACGCTTTCCGTTGGCCGTGATGTGGATTGAGGAGCTCGCTGAGTTCAAGACGGAAGAAGAAGTATCTGTCATCGAAAAGTCGGTGTTGCGTGGCGAGCTCCCAGACGGATTGCGATACACGTTTTTTTACAGCTATAACCCACCGAAACGGAAACAGTCGTGGGTCAACCAAAAATACGAAACGCAGTTTCTTCCTGAAAACACGTTTGTGCATCACTCGACGTATTTGGACAATCCGTTTTTGTCAAAAGACTTCATCGAAGAGGCGGAGCACACAAAACAAACGAATGAAATGAAATATAGACATGAATATCTTGGAGAACCGATTGGAAGTGGCGTTGTTCCATTCGACAACTTGGTGTTTCGAACGATTACAGATGACGAGATGAAGAGTTTTGATAACATCCGACAAGGTATCGACTGGGGATACGGTGTGGATCCGTTTGCGTTTGTGCGTTGGCACTATGATAAAACCAGACGGATCATTTATGCCATCGATGAAATATACGGTGTGAAGCTATCCAATCGCGAAGTCGCGGAAAAGATTAAACAAAAAAACTACCATCTGGAACCGATTATCGCCGACAGCGCCGAACCAAAATCAGTGGATGAAATGAAAAAAGAACACGGGATTCCGAGAATTAAAGGTGCAAAAAAAGGTCCGGGAAGCGTGGAGTATGGGGAGAAATGGTTGGATGATTTAGAGGCAATTGTGATTGATCCGAAGCGAACGCCGAACATTGCGCGGGAATTTGAGTCGATTGACTATCAGGTGGACGCAGACGGCAATCCAAAACCAAAGCTGGAGGATAAAAACAACCATACGATCGATGCTACACGGTATGCGTTTGAAGATGATATGAAACGACCATCCGTATCAATCTTGAAATAGAGGAGGTGATCGCATGCTAATTGAAGATTTATTTCGCGCGCCATGGCATGAACGAGCATTGGCAGAGCTGGCCAAAGGAATGATGACAGACGAACAACTTTTGATGGCTGTTATCAAAGACTGGGAAACGAGTGAAAAGCGTAAATGGATGGTGATTGGCGAGCGATATTATCGTACAAAAATGGACATCGAGAAAAAGCAACAAGACATTACTTGGCGCTCGAATCAAAAGCTGGCTCATGATTTTGTGAAGAAGCTTGTCAATCAAAAGGTTGGCTATTTACTTTCAAAGGAGCCGACGATTGCGACAGAAAACGAAGACTATCGCAAAATCATGCAAGACATGTTCGATAAACGGTTACTGAAAACAATTAAAAACCTTGGCAAAGAAGCGATCAATAAAGGGATCGCTTTTTTGTATGTGTACATTGATGAAAAAGGCGAGCTGTCGTTTAAAAAGATTCCGAGCGAACAAATTATTCCGTTTTGGAAAGATAACGACCATGAAGAAATTGTGTCGTTTATTCGCGTGTATGAAGAAGTGGTGTACACGAACACACAAAAGCAAAAACAAAAGAAAGTTGAGTATCATCATCCGAAAGGAATTAAATATTACATTTGGCAGGCTGATTCACTCGTTCCAGACGTACTCGCTGGAGTGGAAACGAACTATCATTTCACGATCAACGAGAAGCCATATCTGTGGGAGCGCATGCCGTTAATTGCGTTCAAGTACAATGAAGAAGAGCAGCCACTTATCGACTGCATCAAGTCATTGATTGACGATTACAACTTGCAAGCTTCCGTAAATGCAGATTTACTTGCAGACATCCCGAATTTCATTTACAAGCTTGTGAATTATGGCGGCGTTGACTTACAGGAATTTTTAAACGATTTAAACCGATACCGTGCAGTGAAGCTAGATGAAAACGGCAATGTGGATAAGCTCCAAGCTGATTTACAGACAGACTCGGTCGAAAAAGAGTTATTGCGCATCCGCAAAGCCATCTATGAATTTGGGCGCGGTGTCGACACACAAGACGAAAACTTAGGTAATGCGAGTGGCGTGGCGCTACGATACCGATACTCGGATTTGGATATGGATTGCAACATCCTTGAAACCGAGTTCCAGTCAAGTCTTGAGCAATTGATTTGGTTCATTGATCAATACTTGTTGATGACGGGGAAGGAGGATTTCACGAATGAGCCGATTTCAATCATCTTCAACCGTGACATCATCATCAACGAGTCAGAGGTCATCGCCAACTGCCAAGCTTCCGTCGGTATTCTCGATGACCAAACGATTCGTGAAAACCATCCGTGGTATACGGGACAAGTGGAAGAACGATTGAAAAAGCAACAAGAACAAGAACAAATACCCAACAGTTATCAAGGAGCGTTTCAGAAGCAAAGGAAAGATGGGAACGTGAATGAATAGTCGGCAGTATTGGGAACAACGCGCGACGCAAAGAGAACAGGAAGCACAGCTGATCGTTGAGAAGTATTTGGCGCAGATGCAACAGCGACTGAAAGAAGCGCAGCAAGACATTTTAAGGCAAATTGAAGCTTTTTATGCCCGATATGCGAAAGACAATCAAATTTCGCTGTATGAAGCAAGGAAGCTATTAACATCGCAAGAAATAGAAGCATTCAAGGAAGTTGACCTCGCTCGTTTTCGCGCCATGTCCCTTGAGGGCAATCCGCAGTATGAAAATTTATTGAATGCGATTAGCTATCGCGTTCGGATCTCTCGTTTGGAAATGCTTCTTGCTCAAATTGAAATGACGATGCTGCGTTTATACGGTGGTAAAAATGGCTTACAAGATTACGTTTACACAGGGCTAGTCGATGTGTACCAAAACTCGTACTATCACTTTATGTACGACTTTGCGATGGCTGGAATCCCGGCAAACGTTCAAATACTCGACGACAGCACGATGCGTGAAGTGATGTCGTACAACTGGAGTGGCAAAGAGTTTTCCAAACGGATTTGGGGGCATGAGCAAGAAATAATGCAACAAATCCGAAAGTCGTTGGAACAAAGCTTCATCATCGGCCGTTCCATTGATCGAACAGCGAAAGAAATTGTGAAAGTGACGGATGTGGCATACTCGCGTGCTGAAGCGCTAGTGCGAACAGAAGCAAGCTTCTTTCATAACTTGGCGGCGCAAAACAGCTATCGCGATGCGGGGATGGAGAAATACGAGATTTTAGCCACGCTCGATATGCGAACATCGGATATTTGTAGATACCAAGACGGCAAGGTTTATAACGTGAAAGATTATAAGCCTGGTACGAACGCACCGCCGTTTCATGTGCGTTGCCGAACGACAACGATTCCGTATTTCGATGAATCGGAGTACACACACGGTGAAAAACGTCAGTCGATGAATGGTTTGGTGGATTCCGTTTCGTATGAAGAGTGGTATAATAGACACATCAAAGGGAATACACTGGAGATAAGGAATCCTGGACAGTACTCCAAGCAATATCTTCAAAAAATGAATGATACCTTTAAATATTTTAAAAATGAAGGATTTTCCTTTAAAGAACATGCTGTGAATCGTGTGCTGGGTCAAAAACAAAGCAAAGGAAAAAGAAAATTTACAAAAGAAGATGTTTTAGATGTACTCAAGACAGGTAAAAAATATCATCAGGCAGAAGGGAACAAAACAGTGTATTTTAAAGACGGTATTGCTGTCATACAAGCTAATGATACTGGCGAGATTGTTAGTATTGTTACTAGAAAGAAACCAAAAAAAGATTGGAGGGAAATCGATGGATGATTTGTTGTGGTGCATCGAAGGTTATCTTGAAGGAAATTTGTCTCCAGAGCAATTTTCTTATGATTTTCCTGCTATGTATGCTTCATATTTCGATAATGCAGATTTAGATGAAAAATATATCGATGCGTTTGATGATATTTCGGAAGCGTGCGGTTGGTACGAACCGGATCCGATTCATAGGCAAGACTATAGTGACTACATTGGAGAAGAAGAGTTGAAACAAGTTGTGCAAAAAAAATATCAAGTGATTAAGAATTTGCTAGATAAAAGCACCTAACCAATCAAAACGGTTACGTGCTTTTTTTATTCTCGTCTTTTTAGCATTTGCAGACGTTAAAGAACAAAGCGGTTCGTGGCCGTAACCACGTAAAAAAACGTAACCAGGAGGGAGTAAGAATGAAACGCGAATTTCTTGAAAGTTTAGGTCTTGAAAAAGACGTCATTGACAAAATTATGGCTGAGCATGGGAAGTCGGTAGAGGCGCAAAAAGCGAAAGTAGACGATTTAAAAACAAGCTTAGACGACATGAAAAAACAGTTAGAACAACGTGACAATGACTTAAAACAACTCAAGAAGCAAGCAGTAGGAAATGAAGAACTTCAAACGAAGCTTGCTGACTTAGAGAAGCAATATAAGGACGAGAAGGCGGCATATGAGGCAAAAATCAAAGAAACGCAATTGAACAGCGCGATTAAACTTGCGATTAACGGGAAAGTACATGATGCCGACCTAGTTGCATCGCTTCTTGACAAAAATACAATCGAACTCGATGAAAACGGCAACATCACAAAAGGACTGGAGGAGCAGTTAAAGACGCTGCAGGAAACCAAGTCCTTTTTATTTGTACCTGAAAACAGCAATCAACCAAAAATTACAGGTATTAAACCAGCAGAGGGTAGTCCGACTGGCGGTGAGCCGTTTAGTTTACGCGACGCATTAGCTCAGCGACTAGCACAACGATAAAAATTTGAAAAGGAGTGTTGTTAAATGCCTATCACATTAGAACAAGCAAAAGTCGGTATGGCTGACAAAGTAGACCAACAAGTAGTCGATGAATTTCGTCGTTCTTCTCTTTTACTTGACCGTTTAGTATTCGATGATGCTGTTTCGCCGGGTACAGGCGGCTCTACATTAACATACGGATACCAACGCTTGAAAACACCGTCTACCGCTCAATTCCGTAACATCAACGAAGAATACGCAGCAAACGAAGCAGACCGCGAAGACATCTATGTAAAACTCAAAATCTTCGGTGGTGCGTTTGAAATTGACCGTGTCATCCAAGACACAAGCGGCCAAATCGATGAAATACAGTTCCAGCTACAACAAAAAATCATTGGAGCGCGCAATTTGTTCCATTACACCGTTATCAACGGTGATTCTGCCGTCGACTCTAAAGCGTTCGACGGATTGAACAAGGCGTTAGCCGGTTCGTCTACGGAATTGAACACGGATGGTGTCATTGACGTATCGACTGCCGCTGCTATTGAAGCGGATAAATTTGCATTGCTTGATGCGATTGATAGCTTTCTTTCAGAACTAGATGGTCGTCCAACCATGCTCATGGGCAATAACAAGCTAATCACCAAAATTAAATCGGTTGCTCGCCGTGCCGGATACTTGACGCAATCGGAGGATGCGTTCGGCCGTACGGTCGATCGATATGACAATATTCCACTTTTAGACTTGGGTTATTTTGTACAAATTTCTGGAGGTGTTCCAACTACTGTTCCGGTCGTACCGATTGTGAATCGTACTATTAATACGCAAAATGTAGCGGGTTTAACGGATCTTTATGCCATCAGCATCGGTATGGATGGTTTCCACGGTGTAACGGTAAAAGGAAATTCTGTGATCCGCACATACTTGCCTGATTTCAATTTACCGGGAGCGGTCAAAAAAGGTGAGGTTGAAATGGTGGCGGCCATCGCATTGAAAGCGACGCGGAAAGCGGGCGTATTGCGCAACATTAAGGTAGCGTAAGGGGGGTAACAATATGGCGATTATCAAAGCTCCTAACCCGAAATACAACGGCGTGAGCGCTTCGCTTACGTTTGTGAATGGTCAAGCGAAAACTGACAATAAATGGCTGATTCAATGGTTTAAAGAGCAAGGATATGAAGTGAGTGAAGAAGAGAAAAAGGGAACGAAGAAAGCAACAGAAAAGGCAGCTGAATGACAATGACGGTGCTTGATATTGTCAAAGCCAAGCTGGACAATCCACTGCCGGATGATCGCCTGGTCATGTATATTGAAGAAGTAGGAGAAGCGATCAAAACGTTTTGTAATCGTGATGACATACCGGACGAGCTTCGGTATGTCCATGCGAACATGGTGGTCGATTTCATTGGTCTGAAGCAAAAAAATGCTCCCGATGCCGAACCGGCTGTTCAATCCATCAAAGAAGGGGACGTGCAAGTCACGTTTGCGGCTCATGAAAAGAGCCAAGGAGAAACAGAAGTGGAAAGCATCGTTCATTCCTATAAGAGCGCGTTGTATAAGTTTCGTAAAATGAGGTGGTAGCATGTCGGTTCGTGACATCTTTCTCAAAGCTAAATCCGCAGTCGAACGACTGTATGACCGAACAGCTACTATCCAGCGATATGAGGCGTATCAGAAGCCGAATGGCGCCGATGGAATGCAATGGGTGACAAAGCATGAAAATGTGCCTTGTCGCCTTTCTACTGTCGGCATGCAAACGCTCAATAACGCATCACAAGACGATGTCAATGCTATTCAGTACGATGTGAAAGTTTTTTTGTCTAGCGACATCAACGTGCAAGCAGGAGATGTTTTTGTAATCGATGGAGTGCGCTACGAGTCAGCAAAAGAACCGTTTGTGTATGTCACCCATCAAGAAGTGCTATTAACTCGAAAGGATTACGCATAATGGGTTATGAATTTAGCGAAGTGCGGCTATTGAAGCAGCATTTAGTGGAGCTCAATAAAATCGCTCACCAAGTGCAAATGAAAGTCGCGCAGCGTATTGCACAGTTGGCCATTCGGAAAGTGAAGAAGTTAACGCCTGTCGATACAGGGAACTTGCGAAACAACTGGAAGTATTATGTGATGAGCAAGGGCGATACGATATATATTCACATTTACAATCAAGCTGAGTATGCGTCGTTTGTGGAAAATGGACATCGTATTGTGGTGGCTGGACAGACCGTCGGATGGGTAGAAGGGCGGTTTATGTTGAAACTCACGATGAACGATATGCAAAAAATCGCCCCAAACATGTGGCAACGGGAGATGGAAAAGGAGATGAGGCGAATCCTTGGAGATTAAAACGCTCATCATTCAACAAATTAAACAAGTGTTCGGAAATGTCAAAGTATACGACGAAAAAGTCAAGCAGGGACTTCAAACCCCTGCTTTTCTCGTTCGTATGATTCAGTCTGAACAAGAACGAAAAATCAAAGGACAAGTGTGGCGGACGCACTCGTGGAATGTTGTGTATTTTCCACAATCAACAGAAGTGAACGATGAATGCGACAACGTGTTTGAAACGTTTCAAACAGAATTTCAGTATATCGCCAACAAATATCATGTGTATCGATTAGAAGGAGTAAAGCAAGATGATGTGCTTGTCATTACATTCGATGTGTCGGCACGACTACAAGAAGTGACGACCGAAACGAAGATGCAGATGTTAGGAGGTGTTTGGATTGGCCAAACAAACTGAAAAACAAATGCGGTATGGAAAATCGGCTTTCATTCGTGCGCCAGAATACGCAAAAGATCGATTGTTGCTTGAAGTGTTACTCGATGAATCGAGAACGTACACGAAAGAAGAAGTGGACTCGCTGTTGAGTGAGTGGAAAGCGAAGGAGGTTCAATAATGGCAGGTGGAACATGGAAGACGCAAAACAAGGTTCGTCCTGGTGCGTATATCAATTTTGAAACGAACAGTTTAAACACGATGGCGCCTGATTCCAACGCAATTGTGGTGATTCCGGTCAAGTTGGACTGGGGAGAAACAAGAAAATTTGTGAAAGTTTCGCCGAACACGAAGTTTAAAGAAGTATTCGGCAAGGATTTAAGTGCAATCGTTCCGATCCGTGAAGCGTTTAAGGCGACAAATCAAGTCGTTGTCTATAACTTGAACAGCGAAGGAACAAAAGCAACAGCGACGGGTGGAGGATTAACAGCAACAGCGAAATATGCGGGTGCGGACGGAAATAAAATTTCTGTTGTTGTGACGGCGAATTTAGACGGAACCGCGACAGTGAAGACATACTTTGACGGGGCGGTTGTCGATACACAGACGGTAGCTGCCATCGCTAATTTACAGCCTAACGCTTTTGTGACGTTCAGTGGTCAATTGCCGACATCAGATGTGACATTGACGCTTGCTGGAGGAACAACAGGGACGGCAACAAACGATGCGTACGCAGACTTTGCGGCAGGATTGGATACGCAAGATTTTAAGGTGGTGGCTGTTGGTACGGACGATTCGACAGTAAAAGCATTGCTGACATTGAAAGTGAAAGAATGGCGTGCGAATTACGGGAAAAATGTAACGTTGGTGACGAACAATTACAACGTTGCTGACCATGAGGGCGTGGTTTCTGTATTGAATGGCGTTACGCTTGAAGGTGATGAACAATTGAGCGCTAAAGAAGCGCTGTATTGGTATGCGGCGGCATATGCGAGCGCTGGCACCAATTCATTAACCTATGCCGAGTATCCGGGCGCAATTGATTGCGAGCGTAAAACGCATGAAGAAATTGAACAAGCATTGAAAGATGGACACATTGTCTATACGTTCAATCGTGATGCGGTGGTCGTAGAGCAAGACATTAATACGTTCCGTTCTTTCACACCGACGAAAAATCAAGACTTCCGCAAAAACAAAATCATTCGTGAAATGGATATTGTATCGGACAACACACAATATATCTACTCCAAGTATTTTATCGGAAAAGTGAACAACAACGAAGATGGACGGAATTTGTTCAAAAAAGAAGTGATGAAAACCGTGTTAGATCCTCTTGTGCGGGCAGGCGCTTTGGAGCCATATAATCCAGATGAAGTTGTTATTGAGCAAGGTGATGAAAAAGACGCTGTGTTGGTCAATGTAGGACTTAAATTCGTTGACGCCATGGAAAAACTATACATGACAGTGGCATGCAAGTAATAAACGGAGGTGATAAATATGTCACGTGTAATGGAATCGAAAGACGCGATTTCTTCGAAAGAAGGGACGTTATATATTACGATTGACGGAAAGTCATATGAGTTCGCGGAAATTGTGAAATTTGACGCCACGATTGAATATATCAAAGCTGACGTCAAACGTGTAGGCGCACGTATGAACGGAAGTAAAATCGTCGGGGCAAACGGAAAAGGGAACATGACGTATTACTACCACCGCCCAGAAATTCGTGCCATGGCATTGGAATACTTGCGGACAGGGAAAGCGCCGATTTTCGATGCAATGTTGGTGAATGCAGATATTACAAGCGCAGCTGGCAAGCAAACAGCAATCATTAAAAACATCGTACCAGACAGCACACTTGTCGCTAAACTAGATGGCGATTCCGACGATGTCCTAAAAGATGAAGTGTCGTTTACGTTCGATGATTTCGACTTGCTAGACCAATTCAAAACGATTAACTAAGGGGGAGCCATATGAGCAAGTTTAAGGCATTCTTAAAGGGAAATGTTAAACAATACGAAAATGTGGAGTTGAAGCTGGAGCGTTTTGACGAACCACTCGTTTTACGTCCGTTGACCGCGGGTGAAGCTGATGCCATCAACGAGCGTTGTTTCAAATTTCGCCCAGGTAAAGGCGGCAAAATGGAGCGCGTTTTTGATGTGGTGAGATACAATCGTGAAATTTGCGTGGCGTCGATTGTGTACCCAGATTTAAATGACCGTGAGCTACAAGAATCCTATGGTGTGCTAGGTGCGGACAAGCTATTTGCTGAAATGTTTCTTTTAGGAGAAGCAAACCAAATTCTTGAGAAGGTAACGGAAATTTCAGGATTAGATAAAACGATGGACGAAGAGGTCGAAGAAGCAAAAAACTAATTGAGGAAGGTGGAGAGGCGTTCTATGCGCATGTCGCTCTCCACCGTTTTCATTGGCGTCCTCGTGAATTTTTGGAGATGGATCGAAAAGAAAAAGCTTTTGTCATGGCGAGCATTCAGATCGAATTGAAAAAAGAAAAGGAAGAGCATGACCGTATAAAAAGTAAGATGAGGGGGTGAGCGAATGGCTGGGGTTCAAACAACGTTGGCGTTAAATGACAAATTGACGGGACCACTTATGAAAATGATTCGTGCGATGGATGCAACCATTCGCGTCATGGAAAAGATGGATGCGAGCGCGACTCAATTAGATACAAAGGGACTAGCGAAAGCGCGTAAGGCGATTACAAACGCATCAGCTGATTTAGAACGCTTAATGGTAGCTTCTAAACAGGCGGACAGCTCTTTAACGCCACTCGGCTCTAAATTTGCCAACTTACCTCCGCCAGTCAATCGGGCGACAAGTGCTGTGAAAGAGTTTTTTGGAGCATTTTTATTGTCGACAGCAGCTTTTGCTGCACTACAAGGAATTCAAAATGGAATCCGGTCGTTCGTTCAAGCCTCAGACGCTTATGTTTCTACATCGGCGCGTCTAGCGAATATCAATGACGGCTTACAAACACAAGCACAACTACAAGAGAAAGTATATCAAGCCGCGCAACGTAGCCGAAGTGGCTATATCGATGTAGCCAACTCCGTTTCGAAACTTGGGCTACTGGCAGAGGATGCGTTCAAAAACAATGATGAAATCATCCGATTCTCTGAATTGATGGGCAAAGCGTTTACGGTGTCGGGCGCGTCCACTTTTGAACGCCAAGCTGGTATGTATCAGCTCACCCAAGCGATGGCGGCAGGCAAACTACAAGGCGACGAGTTCCGTTCCATCATGGAAAACGCTCCGATGCTTGCTCAAGCGATTGCTGATTTTACTGGGAAAACAAAAGGGCAACTTAAAGAAATGTCGGCAGAAGGAACGATTACAGCTGACATTATTAAAGCGGCTCTTTTTAAGGCGGCAGACGACATCGAAAAGAAATTCAAAAACATGCCGTTAACATTCAGTGACGCGATGACGATGTTTAAAAACTGGTCGCTTCGCGCGTTTGAACCGTTGTTGATTCGATTTAACCAGTTTGTCAACTCCGATGCGTTCGCCAAAATGGCGGAACATGCGATGTTTTTTGTCAAAGTTTTTATTGCAGGAATGGATCTCACATTTGACGCGTTGGAGTTTTTTTATCGAATGGTTGGGGCTGTGGGACGTTTCTTTGAGGAAAATTGGTCATGGATTGCGCCAATTTTAACTGTAATTGGTTCTGTTTTAGCAGGGATTGGCGTGATTTTGCTCGGTCTTGCGGCAAAATGGTTAGTAGTGAAAACAGCTACAATGATTGCTGCAGCGGCTCAATGGGTTTATAACACAGCCATGCTTAGTTCGCCAGCTACATGGGTGTTGTTGGGTATTATTGCGCTGCTTGCATTGGTCATTTATGCAACGGTAACTTGGGCAGACCAAACTGCTACAGTAGTCGGATTCATTACAGGTTTATTCGCAAGTTTAGGAGCGTTCATTTGGAATATCGTCGCGAATATTTGGAATGCGTTTGCGATGGTTGCTGAATTTATTATGAACGTCTTTTTTGACCCTGTATATGCGGTGAAAAAGCTATTTTACGACATGACAAAAATGGTCGTAGACAATATGGCTGCGCTTGCTGGTTCATTTGAAACGGCTGCAAACTTTTTAGCAAAAGTATTTGTTAAAGGAGCAAATATCGCCATTGGCGCGGTCAACGGTTTAATCAAAGCACTGAACATGATACCGGGCGTAAACATTAGCACGATTGGCAAGTTAAGCGCTGGTTCGGTAGGCAGTATATCCAATGGGCTTAAAAACTTTGCGGCAAACATTAAACCACCAACAAGTAGCGAATTTATGGTTAATATTCCGAGAATGAAAATGATGAATGTCCCACAAGCATTCGCGGCAGGAAATGCTGCAGGAATGAAATTTACCAAAAACATGTCTGAAAAGCTTTCTGGGATATTGGAAAAAGCAAAAAGTCTAGCGCCCAATATGAAAACCGAAAACCCGTTTAAGCAATCCTTAGGCAACCAAATCGCAAATAGCCCAGGAATGAAAAATCCTCTAGCGAGTGGGAAAGACGACAAAAATCCGACAGGTGGTAAGCTCGATAAAATTGGGAAAATTGACGACGAAATTAACATTGCGGAGGAAGATTTGCAAGTATTTAAAGAACTAGCAACGATTAAGTCTATTCAGAACTTCGTCACATTAACGCCAACGGTTCAAGTGAAAACAGGTGACATTCGAAATAACGTCGATATAGACCAACTTGTTCGTCGTTTTGAAGAAAGTATGGTCAACGAAATCGCCCGTTCGGCAGAAGGGGTGTATGCGTGATGGAACGAGCCATTTATTTTCATGTAAACGACCAAGAAATGTTTCGTCTGCCGGTGAATCCTGAAAAAGTGAACGTAAAAACAGAAGGGGACGGAGAGGAGTTTACGATTGCAAAGCTTGGGCGTGTAAACGTACCAAAAGACAAAAAGTTATCGGGCTTCTCTCTCGAATCCTTTTTTCCTGCACAACCTACTCATTATTCAGGAGCAATTTTTAAAGAGCCTCAATATTACATTGCTTTATTAGAAAAATGGATGACGAACAAACAACCAGTTCGTTATATCTATGTCAACGGTTCTTTTACAATCAATGAACTTGTGACGATTGAGCGCTTCGAATATGATGAATCGTTCGGTAGCGAAGACGTCAACTTTTCACTTGAATTGAAAACATATGTGCCATTCGCTCCTAAAAAAATGCAAGTGGTCAAAAAACAGACGTCATCGGCTGTTCAAGTCGTAAAGAAAAATGCACCTAGTCGACCAAATACGAAGCCGAAACCGACGACATACACGCTAAAAGCAGGCGATAATCTTTGGAAAGTAGCCAAACTTTATACAGGAAACGGAAACCGATATCCAGAGCTGCAAAAACTAAACGGAATTAAGGATAGTCAGTTGCGGAAGTTACCAATCGGTTTGGTATTAAGAATTCCTACAGATTGGGTGAAATGATGGAAGTGTTGATTGATAATCGAGACGGTACAATATGGGAGATGCCTGTTTCGAATGTCCAATGGAAAACAAGTAGGATCGGAAAGGCTGGGACGTTGGACGCCAAATTAATACTTGAACAACCAACAAAATTCCCGGTCAATAGTGGTGCTATTATCCGTGTAACTGATGGGGAACATAAAATTTTTTACGGATATGTGTTTGAAACAGGCTTCAACACGAGTAGTGAATTTCACATAAAGGCATATGACCAATTGCGATATCTCATGTACAATGACACATTCGTGTTTTCTGCGACAACAGCGACGGCTGGCATCAAAAAAATCGCAACCGATGCAGGTTTGAAAATCGGAGCATTGGAAGAAACGGGATACAAAGTACCGGCGATGGTGGAAGACAACAAAAAAGCGCTCGATGTGGTAGCAAAGTTTTTAGATTCGACATTGATTGCAACGAACAGAAACTATGTGCTGTTCGATAATTTTGGAAAATTGGAGCTGCGCAATATCAATAACATGGCCATTTCAGCAGACGACTTCTACATTGGAGAAGAGAGTCTGCTTTTTGATTTTGACTATAAGAAATCGATTGACGATGAAACATACAATCGCATCAAATTGGTACAAGATAATAAGAAAACAGGCAAACGTGAGGTGTACATTGCTCAAGACAGCAAGAACATCGCGAAGTGGGGGCGACTTCAAGAGTTTCGTAAAGTCGATGAAAAGATGAGTGCGGCACAAATCAAAGATTTGCTTAATAAACTCATTCAATTGCGTAATCGGGAAACGAAATCGTTGAAACTCAATTGCATCGGTCATTGGAAAGTGCGCGCTGGTTGTTTTGTGTTTGTGTACATTGAAAAAATCGGCATTAAACAATATTTCCTCGTCGATGAATGCACGCACAATTGGGAAAGTGGCGTGCATACGATGACGTTGGATTTGAAGGTGATTTGATATGAGTTTAATAGATTTGATTAAGAGTGTTGCTGTAAAGGCTGTAGAAGCAACAAATCCCGTTCATGTGTTATTTGGCACAGTTGTATCGGAAAGTCCCCTTGAGGTTCAAATCCATCAGAAGTTGAAGTTGACGGAGGAGTTTTTGGTCGTTACAGAACGTGTCACGCGATATGAAGTAAATTTAGAGCATAATCATGGCGGAGGAATAAACGCGTTAACTGGACTATTGACGGACACACCGATTCGGACTGGGTTGAAAAAAGGGGATAAAGTAGTGCTACTCCGCGTCCAAGGCGGTCAACAATTTGTTGTTTTAGATAAGGTGGTGAAATGATGGTACTTCCATCTGAAAACATCACAATCGAAGAAGCGGAAGTGATTGAGCCGTCATCTATCCCATCAAAGACATACAGACTTGATTTAGAGAACGGACAATGTGGTGGAATGATTGATGGAGTAGAAGCGATTAAACAATCTATCTTTAAAATGCTGAGTACCGATCGCTTTAAATATTTGATTTATAGCGATAACTATGGCTTTGAAAACTTGATCGGAAAAGAAAGATTATTCGTTCAAGCAGAATTGCCAAGACGAATTAAGGAAGCTGTATTGCAGGATGAGCGAGTAACAGATGTAGATGTGACGGTTCAATTTTCTGGTGATTCAGCCGTTGCGAAAATCGTGTGTTACACCGTTTATGGAAAAATCGAACTGTCGAAAGAGGTGAACGGTGTTGTTTGAAAATCAGACGTTTGAAACAATTTTAGGACGTATGCTTAATCGTGTACCAAATGATATAGACAAACGTGAAGGTTCAATTATTTATGACGCTTTAGCTCCAGCCGCGATAGAATTGGCGCAAGTATATATGGAGTTAAATACAATTTTACGGCTAACTTTTAGCAAAACGTCAAGTGGAGAGTATTTAGATCGAATAGCAACTAATTTTGGTGTATACAGAAAAAAGGCAACATCGGCTGTTAGAAAAGGTATATTTACAGATTTAAACGGGGTGCCATTTGATGTACCTATCGGAAGTCGATTTAGACTTAATGATAATGATATGGTGTATGTGGCTATTGAAAAAATTAGAGAAGGTCAGTACCGTATGCAAGCAGAGACAGCGGGAAGTCTAGGAAATCAAGGGTTTGGAAAGCTCCTTCCGATCGAACCAATTGAAGAACTAGGAACAGCAGTGTTATCAGATATTCTTATTCCAGGCGAAGATGAAGAAGATGATGATGCATTGAGACAACGTTATTTCGAACGAATCTCCATGCCATCATCAAGCGGCAATGACGCTGATTATATCCGTTGGGCAAAAGAAGTGCCTGGAATTGGGTATGTTCGTGTATTTCGACGATGGAATGGCCCGGGAACGGTTCGGATAGTTGTTATTACCGATAAAAAGAAGTCCCCGAGTCCGCAGACAATCACAAAAGTGAAAGAAAACATTGAGTCTAAACGCCCTCTGTTAGCCGATGTGACTGTGGACGGAGCAAAAGAAATAAGCATCGATATCGATGTAAAGGTCACGTTGAATGGGCAAAGCGATGTAGAAACAGCTTTACAACAAATTAAAAATTCGATTAACGATTATTTACTGAATGTGGCATTTTTTGAACAGACTATTCGCTACGCGAAGATCGGAGAGGCTATTTTAAATGCAGGGTATGTTTTAGACTACGAAAATCTAAGAATCAACGGTGGTACTGGAAACATTCAGATTAATGGCGACGAGATTGCTGTTCTTGGCCGAGTAACATTATTGTAGGAGGGATTTTTTATGAGTGCTATTTCAAATTATTTAGAAAACGCGTTAATCAATGCGGTTTTGCGAAACACGCCATACACATCGCCGTCGGCCGTGTATTTGGCGTTATATACTAGCGATCCGACAGACGCCAACACAGGCACAGAGGTCACTGGCGGATCATATCAACGTCAGCAAATCACATTCAGCGCTCCAAGCGATGGAATGGTATCGAACAGCAATGAAATCCTGTTCCCGGTCGCGACGGACAACTGGGGAACAGTGACGCATATCGGCATTTTAGATGCCGCAACGGGAGGCAATTTGCTTTTTTATGGAGCCGTCACAACGCCAAAAACGATCAGCACGAACGACCAGCTTAAAATTAATGTCGGCGACATCTCGATCACACTCGCCTAGTAGGAGTGTGAGACATGGCTCTATACAACATTCAGTCGAACGTAACGGGAAGAGGGACGATCCAAGCTAAAGTTATAGACGTAAAACGAACAGGAGGAAGCATAGCGGCAAGCGGCGCTTTAACCACGAGAACATTCGCGATGATTTTTCGTTCAAAGGCATCGCTTAGTTCGATGGGAACTGTCACAACACGAGAATTTATCAAGCGCTCGCTTGTCCGTCTCTCGGCACAGGGAATCGGACAAGTTATTATTAATGCGGAAACATGGAAATTTAAAGGGGTTAAAGCGCAGCTTCAAGTTGGTTCAACGTTAGAGTTTTATAGCTATGATCGGGATATATATAAGGATATGGCGTCATACGTACCAACATACTATGAAGGAATAAAACAAATGAAAGCCCTTCGCCAGGCTTTGGCTCCTGAGTTTACTAGACTTCAAGCTATTATTCAGGATATTTTTCGTCAATTTATTGTCCACGAAGCAACATGGGGGCTCGATTATTGGGATCCAAGCTCAAGCGGCGATCCGATTGAAAAACGCCGGAAGCGGATCATGGATATACTCGCGGTCCAGACGTTTCGCAATGAGCGGATTAAGGAGTTAGTCGGGTATGGGTGTGAAATTACTGAGCAATTCAATGATTTCCTAGTGGATATTTTGATTACTGAAGTTCGAGGGAAACCGAGAAATATAGAAGAGATTGCCGAAAAGTTGGACAAGTATTTTCCGTCACATTCGGATTTTCAGTTGAAGTTCAGTTATACACCATGGAGGGAATATGAGGATGCATACTTCTATTGGGGGGAGCTCGATACAAAATACACTTGGGGTGAAATGGAAGAGGCGTGGCCGGCTCCGCCAGTTTATATGTGGAGTGACATTGATACAATGATGTTTTCACAAATCGAATCATATCAATTCATTTCAATCGATTCCGATATAAATCGTAATAAACCAGCAATCGAGCAAAACTAACACGGCGTCTGGCAATTTGGGCTTGACGCTTTTTAATTTTGGGAAAGGAGATCAAAATTATGGCGACTTATCAAACACCGAATATCGGTCTTAATAAGTGGGCTGAGACGGATTATTTTAAACGCGTGGAGATTAACGAGAACTTCGATAAGATTGATAATGAAATTGGAATTTTATCCACTTTTGTTGTAAACGTAAAATCTTTTGGAGCGAAAGGTGATGGAGTAACAAACGATGCTCCTGCTATACAAAACGCCATTAACAGTTTAACAAACGGCGGTATTGTATATATTCCCCCGGGAACATATTTAATCGGAACATCATTAACCGTTCCGTCTAACATAACAATTCGAGGAGCCGGAATGGATGTAACAATTCTGAAAGACCACTCCTCTTTAGGGGCGAATCGGATTTTTTACATTCAAGGCACTTCTGATTCATATATCAAAAATATTTGTATTGAGTGTTTGACAATTCAAAATGGAACAGCGCAAACAGGAGCGTACACATCAGGTAAAGATGGAATTAGAATTGAATATGTGGACGGTTTTAGAATGTGTGATTGTAAAATCACAGAAATTCAAGGTGCATATGGTCTTGTGACGAAATTCAGTAAAAATATTCATGTTTTAAGAAATATATTTTATCGAGTCACTTATAGCGGGATGACCGTATTGGTAGAGTGTGAAAATATTAAAGTGTTGGATAACATTTTTGATACGGTTACGTCGACGAACTATGCAAATGTTTATACCTTTGCAACGGGAGGAGAAAAATTAAATGAAGGACAGTTTTTCCTTAAAAATCTTTGGGTTGAAAGAAATAAATTTTTAAATAACCCACTATGGGAAGGAATTGACACTCATGGAGGAGAGAATATTTTTTTCAGGAAAAATTATATTGAAAATACAAGTGTAGGTATAAATTGTCAAAGTGCAGTAGGTTATGTGTCGAATCCAGTGCTAAAAAATGTATTTATAGAAGATAATATTATTAAACAATCAACAGGACGAGATGGAAACGGTGGAATTGTTGTAACAGGAGGATCGTCAACTTCTCCTACAAACATATATTATGCTGAAAACATCATAATACGTAGCAACAAAATAGATGGATTTGGAGGAACGTCATCAAGTACTGTCGGATCAATTATCTTATACAGGGCTAGAAAAGTTACTATAGAAGATAATCACATAGAAAACTTTGCACAATCCGGCGTACTCCTTTACCATACTCTTGAAGATGTCACTATTAGAAACAATAAAATTTTGAATATGCGTACATCTTACGATGCGGGTAATGCATTTATAGGTATTCGCTCAGGGGTCATTTACGGGGTAACGGTTGAAAATAATTATTGTGAAAGTGCGGATATGACTAAAACCCCTAAATATTTTTTATACATTCTTTCTTCTAGTTTTCCAGTAAATATTCAGGCGAGAAATAACACAGTGAAAAATGTTAGCACTTCTTTATATGGGAATATAGGTAATTTACCATTCGATAAAGACACGCAACCGTCCGGAAATAGGCTAGTCCAAAAATTCGGCGATGTGATTATAGGAACGACAGGTAAAAATACATTTGTTGTTTCTTCTCCTAAAATCGGCTACGGTTGTGTAGATACAACGGTTGTTCCTGTCACCGTAAATGCGACCGCAGGATCAAATATAGCTACTATCGCATCTAACGTTACAGGGGATTATAGATGGCTGCCTGTTGGTATGAACATTACCATTGCAGGTGCAGGAGCGAGTGGAGCAGACTTAAATGCAAGAATCCTTGAAAATGATGGAACAAATCTTACATTGGATACAACCATTGGAACCACTGTTAGTGGTGCAAACGTAAATTATCAAGGATTAACATTTACAGCTTTGTAATAAAATGACGCTTTCATAGTTAAAATAACGGAACTAAAACAAAAGGCGCGAATAGAGCGCTTTTTGTTTTGTTCGAAAATAAATGGCAGGATATTTATCCCTTTTGACGAAAATAAAAGTCAGGGGGGGATAAATAATGGACAATTATTTAAAAAGAGTTTTTATAAACGAAGTGAACAATCAGTGTCGCTTTGCTATTTTTGCTTTTAACAACATTCGAATATCATCGACAAATTTAAAATTAGAGCTAATCAATAATTATATCCCGTTTTATTACATTCATAGCTTTTTGACGCATACGGGAAATTTATCAAAAATCCTATGGCCTAATCCTAATGATGAAAAATTGCAATCACGGGGTGAGGTGCTTAGACAAGAACTTAATATTATAGAAGACCTTTACATTAAGAATAGAAAATTTAGAAATCATATTGAACATTACGATGAACGAATTGATCGATGGGCTGAAAGTTCTGAAAGAAGAAATTTCGCAGATATGAATATTATGTCTTCATTAAACGTGATACCAGGCATTGACCCTAAGGATTTTTTTAGAACTTTTAACCCTGAAGAGATGATATTTTATTTTAACCATGATGAATACCATTTAGTTCAAGCTGTAAAGGAAATAGAGGATATTTATGATAAGTCAAAAGAGTGGTTGAGAAGAAATTTTTAAAGAGGTGAAGCCCAAATGGAAGATAACGAAAAAGATTATCAAAACATTTATTGTCCTCTATGTAGGGAAAAAGTTACAGAGGCAACATTAGATGACTTATCTAATGGTTTAAGATTACGTTGTTCAAATTGTGGTTTATCCATTTGGGTAGAAGATGGTTATAAGTAAAATCCTTTAAAAGGGTTTTTATTTTTTTGTCAAAATGCAGACAGTGAGGTAGTTCACTGTCTTTTTGTATTCTTTCCGGAAAGGTTGTGAGTGGATGGAACAACGCATTCAAAAATTGGAGGCAGACATGGTGGATGTAAAAACACGCTTAGCAGTCGCAGAGTCAAACATCAAAGATATGCGTGAAGATATTTCGGCCATCAAAAACAATACAACTTGGATTCTACGTTTAATTGTTGGTGGTATTGTAGGAGCTTTATTAACTTTCATGTTTCGAGGAGGAATGCAATAATGGAAGCAATCTTATCTATTGAATTTACAGCTTATGTGGCGCTAGCTGTTTTACTTTACGCAATCCGCGAGGCAACAAACATTCCTAATCGCTATATCCCGATTGTTGCAGTTGTACTCGGCGTTGTTTTCTCTGTTTTCGAGAACAACGCTTTTTCTTTTGAGGTTTTAATTGCAGGACTCAAATATGCACTTTACGGAATCGGTTCTGTAGCAGCCATCAAATATGCACTTGAAAAAGGAGGGGAACGTAAATGAAAAAAATCTTTTTGGACAAAGGACACGGCGGAAGTGACCCAGGGGCAGTCGCGAATGGGCTGAAAGAGAAAGATTTGACACACTTAATTGTTGAGTACGCAATGGACTACCTCGAAGCTAACTACACAGGCTTTGAACAACGTGTCACTCGTACAGGAGACCAAACATTGACGTTGTCCCAACGCGCCGATATGGCAAACGCATGGGGTGCAGACGTATTTGTCAGCGTGCATATCAATGCTGGCAAGGGTACAGGGTTTGAAACATATGTCTACAATGGCGGTGTATCGTCCAAAACGGTTGCTTTGCAAAATGTGTTGCACGGCGAGATTCTATCAGCGATACGACAATTTGAAAACATCACAGACCGTGGAAAAAAGCGAGCGAACTATGCAGTACTTCGAGAAACAAAAATGCCTGCCGTGTTGACCGAAAACTTGTTCATCGACAGCAACGATGCCAAGCTATTGAAAAATGAAGCGTTTCTCAAAGCCGCAGGAGAAGCGCACGCACGAGGTGTCGCTAAATTTTTAGGATTGCCGCAAAAAGCAAAACCACAACAAAAAGTGTCTGACGGAAAACTCTACCGCGTGCAAGTCGGGGCATTCAGTGACAGAAAAAACGCGGAACGCCTTGCGGCGGAGTTGAAAAAGAAAGGATATCCGGTTTTCATTGCAGATTGATCCCCGCCACACGGCGGGGTTACAAGCAGAAATAAAATAAGACGAAGCCTACTCGCTTTGAGTAGGCTCTTTTTTTCTATATAAATCATCTGCTTTGCAGTTAAGCAACTCCGCCAGCATAAACAAACGCGGTACAGAAGGGAAACTGTCTCCTTTTATGTACTTATCAAGTTGACGTACACCTATATTTAACTTCTTAGCAACAAAGTCTTTTCGATATCCGCTCTTCTCAAGCCATTCTCCAATGCGACTCTCCAATTGAAACATCTATTGATCACCTCTGTTATTCATTTCGATAAATAATTTAGATACTCCTTTTAGAATTTTATTTTCTTTAAACAAGAATTTTAATGACATAAACTTAGTTGTTAGTCCATATCATATACCAAAGACGTCGCTCAGACGTCAAAACACTGAAAGGGGAAATGGAAAATGACAAAAGAATTAGCTCAGCAACTATTACAAATGAAAGACGTCTATTTGACGTCAGAGGGGAGAAAGATGCTTGAAGCTATTGTAAATGGAACGGCTCCGGTGACGTCAGCCAAATGA